GTATATCGGCCTGACGTTGGAACTCTGCTAGGGCCTCTTGGGTAACAGCTTTTTGGAAAGGGTCCTGAAAAGCAGCGATACTTTCAGGATCAAAAGCTTGTGCAGAACCAGCTGCTTGCTGCGCGGCCTGCGTGAATAGGCCTGGAACGCCGGACGCTCTTTCTTGGAGAGAGGCCAAGCCTGTTCCTATCGTTTCCGCGCCGGTCTGTAAGAAAGGTTGAAACTGGCCAATTCCTTGACCCAACGCTCTAGCTTGCTGTGTTAGGGGATCAAGTCCTGCAACCTGAATATCAGGGATGTCTACTCCAAATTCTCCCCTGGCCAGAGCCTGCTCTAGGATTTGCTTTTGAATCTCCTCGAGGAAGGGGGCCTGACGTACCTGAGTAGCGGTTGTTGTAATATCAGCCATTATGCCATGCCTCTCTCAAAGCGGTTCATCATGTCGTACATACGAGCCGCTCCTAAATCTCGATTCCCCTCTCCCGCATTCCTGACTGCTCTAGCGGTCATTACAAACTCTCCATCAGATAATCTTGCGGGAATACTGTCAGAAGTTCCTGTACCGGGGCCTACGACTTCGCCGCCCCCCGCCGCATAAGTCGAATAGAACTGCTGCGCTTGAGGAACAGTGATGTTTGTTATGCCAGCCAATCGAGATGGGGTGTAAGACGCACGGCGACCAAACTGAGCGGCTAATTCTTTTGCTTCAGGCGATGTCTTATCTGGAATGGTCTGCCATCGGCGGTAGGCAGCCCTCTCAGGGTCGGTAAGGGCAGCTATTTGATCGGGGGGTAATTCCGGCTCACTGTCAAAGGCTCCAGAACCTACGAGCAACGCTCCCGTGGCTAATAAAGCGGGATTGGGAATACCCAAGGTGGACCTTTCCAAAAATGGCTTAGAGGCGTCACTTACCGTGGGGCTTGCCTGGGTACTTACCGTGGGGCTTGCCTGGGTACTTACCGGGGGGCTTACTCCCTCACCACTGGCGCCCGAGCCTGATGAAGGTGGTCCGCCCCATTCTGGAGAAAGACTGGGGCGAGTTCCTGATGGAGGTGGTCCGCCCCATTCTAGAGAAAGACTGGGGCGAGTTACAGTCCCAGTTGGGTCATATGCCCTGAATAAACTACCCATGCCTTGCGGTACTCTAGCGGTCTGTCCTGCGCCCCTCATATCGGAGAACCCAAAGCCAAGGTCGGCAATTTGACCTGGGCCAAAAATACCTTGGGCAAGGGGATTAGCAGCACTTCCAGAGAATAAATTTCCAGCGGCTTGCAAGGGAGCTCGAACGCCAGCCGTAAGGCCTTGAGTGAACGTACCCTTTCCAAAAAGACCTTGGGCAAGAGCTTGAGTGCCAAAAGTAAGAGCAGAGGACTTTAAGGCATCACCGAAGGATCCCCCAGATAATTTAGTCGCTAAACCAGAAGCAATTATGCCCCCAATGCCCGGTGCAATGAGATTGCCTATAATAGGAGCGGCTACTGGAAGAACCTTCTTGAAGACCTTCTTTACAGCCTTGAATATTTTCTTGAAGAAGAACTCCGGTTGGCCCGTGGTCGGATTGATAGAGTTCAAATCACTCCCAACCACATAACGGTCAGGGTTTTCTATGCCCATCATCTTCATCTGTCGGAAGAGATTATCCTTCAGACCAGGGTTGGCATCCAAAATTTCCTTGGGGACAATGGTTTCGCCTTCAGCCGCATGGACCATGTAATTATCGCCATACCGACCAAGAGTGGCGAGGCCATTTGCTAAAGCTTGCGCGGTGGGTTCACCAGAATACTTGGGGGAACTGTCTACCATCATCAAGAAATCTCCAGCACGCTTCCGAAGGCATAAATCTTCGACGCTGTGTCACAATTAAGTATTAGCGTATCACTGGCTTCTAAAACAAAAGGCCCAGCGAGAGACGTATCTGCGAGAGTTCCGATGCTAGCTTTTTCTAGCGTAATGGTTACGGAGGCAGAACTATCGGTAATCTTAGGGTACACTACTATAGTACCTGAGTGACTATTATAAAGATTTATATTCTTAATTATCGATTCTGTCGCGGAGGGACACGTATATATCGTAACATCTCCCGTGGAACCCACTAAAGTTGCTATATTTTTGTATGCGGAAGCCATTAGTCCATGAACCAGGTGACGCCGTTAGTGTCATCTTCTCCACTAACGACAGACGGTAAATCCGTCTTCGTTAAAGCCATCTCCAAATCCCGTAAAATACGGGTAAACGTATCCACGTCATATTGAGCAGGGGCCAGGGGCATACTGTGATCCAGAATCTTGGCCACTATCGTCTCCCATCAGGACGTAAATCGAGACGTAAATCGCCCAAGGTCCAAGTCACATCGGTACTGGAACTCTCTATTCGCAGGACCGCCTGCCGCGCTCTGGCGCGTAAGAAAGATTGTTGCGTCGTAGTCCCAACAGCGTTCGTAGAATTAGTCGTTAGGCTATCATTTGGGTAATCTCTGGTCTTTAAGATATAATCCACGGTTCGACTGGCCGTGGTCGTTATATCTATGTCTGGGATCAACCTTTTCACGAACATGAATTGTTCGCCATCTCCCAAATCAAAATCAGCAGACTCAATGTAGGAAGTCATCGCGGAGCCGTCATCGTTGTTACCACTTTCATGGATATAGACATAACTCGTTCCGCTTGAAGTCCCAGACGCCCTTGGATTGTTATGTATTCCAAAGTCAACCCAAGCAGTCCTCGACAAGGTCCCCAAATCCCAAGTGTTTTCCGTAAAGTTGAACTTAACGTACCTATCAATTTCTGCCGAATCCGCACTTGGATAGAACCAGAAAACCTCATCGAACATCTTATTGGCGGCGGCGAAGCATTTGGCACTCTGGTCTAGATTAATGTCGTCAAAAACATATCGTAAGAGAGTGCAAGGAATAACCTGAATACGACCCGTGTAAGCGTAGAAGTTCTCACGGTCCATCCAGAAAACCCTGTCCCCTATCGTCGTCACTGCATTGGGGCCAATAATAGACACGTTATTGGCCAGCATACTGAACCCAAACGTGAAGGGAGGACCTGTAAATCTCATCGCATAGAGGGAAGAATCCGTCCAAATAAGTACTTCTTGTCTCGTCTTCTGCGCCGAAATGATCTCGGATCCTGTAGATATACGCTGTGATCCTGCTGTATTTGTTGCCGTGGGGGTCCAATCAAAAGGGGCCTCTTGATCGGACCAGCGTACCATCAACAAATCCTGATCGGTCTCGTTTATGGGATTGCACCCAAAACAAATGACGTGTCGATCCGCCCCTGAAACCATTATGCGGCGGGTGATCGTAGGAGCTCCAGAGGCCCCACTTTGAGACGCCAGCGTGGTCGCTCTAGCACCAACCCCTAACGTCTTGTCCCAATAATAGGGGGTTCCATCAAAAACATTGAAGAGCAGGTCTTCCCCCCAATTATCCTGTGACCACAAACGGATATTGGTCCCTGGTTCAGCTGCTATGCTAGAAATACCCCCAAAGCCCACAAAGTCATTAGCTTCTTTGACATCTACTCCATCATCATGAGCAACGGCCGTGGTTCCTCGAGCCCCCCTAGCAACACCTGCATTTATGGTGTTGGAAGATTTGCCGGTGTATTGAATAAGTTCATCATCTATTAAGACGAGACCAACGAAAGTGACTGTTGCGCCGCTTGAGGAGGTTGCTGCTGTGGTTCCATCATCCCCACGGGTAAGGTCTCCAAACACATTGCCAGAGTTTGTTCCATAACGGATGTTTTCGCTTCCTATCTTGATCGTTCCCATGCTGGGAAAGCCACTCGAATCGGCAACGGCAATGGAAGAACTGGTAGCGGTTAAATCCGCACCTGTTGTTGTTGAAGCTGTCTCAAAGTTAGCTGCGCTTGTGAGTACAAAGGAAGTGTCAGAATCACTTATGCCACCGCTATCATTTAAAGTTGTCTGGGAATAACCTACGGAGAGACCTCCCCAAAGCCCCGCGCCGAATCCCACTCCAGGCATAGAAAGACTAATACCAGAATTAATCTGGTACACCGCTACAACGGAGGATCCCCCTCCCGCCGTAGAACCAGAGGACGCCGACCCTGCCGTGGGTATGGTGTAGGTGTTGGAATCAACAAGAGTAATTTCATGCTCGGTGTTTAACTGAGCTGCTGTGATGCCATCAGTCGCTGTCGCGCCACTTAACGTAACAAAATCACCGTTAACCGCACCGTGGGCGGCGGCCGTAACCGTTACAACACCACTTCCCGCCGACCCTGTTTTAAGAGGATTTGTGCCAAGAGTCGCCGTAGACCTTATGGGGGTTATGTCGTTATAGAGACCGCCTTCTTCTATATAGAACTTGGATTCTGTCCCAAGTCCCATGTATTTATCACCTTCTAAAGAAGACCACACATGAAGGGATCTTCCAGTACCTTGGATTGTGTTGCTGCTAAGACGAACCCACCCACCCATTTTCTCAGGGCGACCCTTACGAAAACGTATTAGGTCTGAGTTAAACCAACCGTTCTCGTCTCCGTATGAAGTGGTCTCTCTGTTAACCCCAGGACGGAAGGATATCTTGGCTAAGGGCATTCATCCCACTCACAAATTATCGTCTACGTTTCCAGACGGCGTTTCTTCTGGAGCAGAATCAGTCCCATGTATAATCTTTAGCAAAGCCCGTTGAACAACTACAAATGTTTCAACTTCTTGACCACTCAACTGTACACGCTGCAAAAAGGCCGCGCACGCTTTAGCTTGCTCTCGGGTCATGGGATAATTACCCCTCCAGGGCGTCGATACGATCAGACAATTCTTGTATCGCTTTAATAATAGGAGAAATGAACTCAGAATATCTAAGACCGGTTGGGCCGTCGTCTCCCGTGACGCTGGGGTCAATATATCCTGCGAAATCGATGCTCAGGTCTGTCAAAACGGCTTTGATTTCTTGCGCTATCATGCCGTGATGAGGCCGCACATTTTTTTTGGCAGGTGCTGCGACATACTTTTTCTCTATCGTGTTTCCGGTGACTTCACCGTCTTCATCATATTCCTCAATCTCGCGAACTTCTGAGATCTCAGGCCGATCCTTCCATTTAAATTGCACGGGCCGGATCGCATTGATGAAAGCCAACCCAAGGGGCTCATCGATGATGTCCTCCTTCTCGTTTTCGTCGGACGTGTTGATAGTTCCGTCAGCAGCATAAACAACATCCCATCGGGATCCGCTCAAGCCGCACGAATAAGCGTTGTCACTGCCTGGTCTAAAATCCCCATTAGAATCGACTCCGACGCGCTCACTGCCGCCTGTGGAAATGTTGACTTGTCCTGCGCCGCCGCTGAAAATTCCCGAATCCGTGTCTGAGAGAAGCCCCAGGGAGGGGGTGCCAGCAGAACCGTTTTTGATGCGAAGGCCATAGCTTCCCCAACTAGCCAAACCATTAGACCCCGCCGCAACAAACGTTGCCTCATTCC